CGGGAGGCGATCCTGCGGCTGGACCCTGACTATGCCGCGTATCTCGATGAGTTCGCAGGCCGGGGTGAGGGGGAGGCGTTGTCGATCCGACAGTTCCACCAGTATTCGGACGAGATGGACCGGATCAACGCCGAGTTCGCGGGTAACGACGTGGATTTCGAGGCGCTGTGGCTCGTACATCGGGAGCGGCTCACAGTGTTGGAGAGGTTGTTGCTGGCGTAGCAGCCAGCGGGAGACGAGGGCTATGTACACGTTGGCAATAGTCAACCAAAAGGGCGGGGTTGGCAAGACGACGACGGCGGTCACCATCAGTCACGGGCTGGCGTTGGCCGGGGCTGAGGTGCTGTTAGTCGACTTGGATGCCCAGGGCAACGTCGGCGATGCCCTGGGGCTTCAGAAGGAGGGCGGGCTCTACCGGCTGTTATTCAAAAACGGCGGCACGACGTCGATCCAGGCGAGCGGTCGCGAGCGGCTGGACGTGATCCTCGGCGATCACTCGACGGTGGAGGCGAAGAGCCGCCTGGCGGGTCAGGATTTCCGGGAGTATGCGCTGCGTGACGCGCTGGACCAGTTCGGCAAGACGCACGATGTGTGCCTGCTCGACGTCGCGCCGGGCGTGGACATCCTCCAGATCGCGGCGCTGGTGGCGTGCGATGCCTTCCTCATACCGGTTGAGCTGTCGTACCTCGCGGTCGTCGGCGCGAGCGATGCATTGAGCAGCGCGACCACGCTGATGAATCGCTCGCGCGGATCGTGTGGTCATTTCATCGGCGTGCTGCCGACGATGTGGGAGAGGACGACGAACGAATCGCACGAGCAGCTCCAGACGCTGGTCGAGTTGTTCGGTGAACAGGGATGGCCGCCCATCCCCCTGGACGTCAAAGCGCGGGAGGCGCCCGCCCACGGTCAGACGCTGTGGGAGTACGCGCCGACCTGCCGGGCGATTCGCGGGGTCGAGATAGGCGGTGTGCGGCGGGGCGGGTATCAGGCGGTGCTGCGGCGGCTGGCGTTGGAGATCCAGAATGGACGAGATGATTGACTCTGGGATTGTGCTCACGGCGTTCTGCGCGCTGATCGGGCTGGCGGTGGGCAGGAGTGACCTGGCGCTGGAGCTTGGACTGACGGCGCTGCTGTTGGTAGCGGCGCGGGTGGTGCGGGATTGGTGGCGCGGATGTCGGCGCCGGTGAGGGGGAGACTATGAAGATTGCAACGCTGTTCAGCGGTGGAGAGGGCGTTAGTGTTGGAGCCCGCGCGGCTGGATTGGAGCACTGCTGGGGCATCGAGTACGACGATGCTATTGCGCAGGTGGCGCGCGACAATGGTTTCGACGTCCTGACAGCAGACGTTGAAGACGTCAATCCTGATGATCTGGAGCGCCCTGACGTGTTACACGCGAGCCCACCGTGCCCGAATTTCTCATCTGCTAAAGTGGGGGCGAGGGAATCGGATCACGATGTCGAGTTAGCCAATCACATAACACGATTCTTGCATCTGAAGCCTACTGTGTTTACATTGGAGAATGTGAGTCTATATCGAAAGAGCACAGCCTGGGGGATCATCAGGGAAGCGCTTTACAAGTTGGGTTATTGGTTGGACGTGGCTCTCGTGAATATGGCGGATTTTGGCGTTCCGCAGACCAGGCGGAGAATGGTCGTGCGGGCGGTTCTGGGCCAGATGGTGCCGTATCTACCACAGCCAGAGGCATGGCGGGGATGGTACGATGCTATAGTCGATCTGGTGTCTACGCTGCCAGATTCTCATCTGGCGCGATGGCAACTGGAACGGTTGCCAGATGATATAGTTGAAACAGTACTATTTTCACAAGGCATTTCCAGGGATCACCAGGGCGGGGAGTATCCGATAACGGTGAGACGAGCGGATGAGCCTGGGTTCACAGTGACTGCGAACAGCAATATGAATGGTATGCGGGCACTCCTGGTAGGAGGGCAATATAACGCGCCGTCCAGTTGCGAGAATAGATCGCCACAGGTTGCGATGGACAGCGAGCCGAGTTTCACAGTGACTGCATCGTACAAGGGCGATTGGCGGGCGTTCATCGTGGATGGGGCCAATGCTGGACGAGATTTGACAGTGCGATGGGATGATGAACCTATCTGGACTCTGGATGCATCCAGGCCCTCGAGACGTCCGAAAATTGCTGTAATGCGATCCGGTCGGATCGTGCGGATGAACGTGCGGGCATTGGCGCGGTTCCAGACGTTTCCAGATAGCTACCGTTTGCCTGATTCGCTGTCCTTGGCAGGGCGGATTATCGGAAATGCAGTTCCGCCAGTGTTCTATGAGAAGATGATCAGGCAACTGGTCGAGGTGCTATAAGGAGGCGGCTATGGCGAGGCAGAAGGTGAGACTGGATCCGGCTGTGGATGCTGTGCTGGGGGAAGGCCGCCAGCGGCGGGAGCGACGGCGGATGACGCCAGGCCAGCGGAAGAAGGCGGAGCAGGATGCAAAGCGCAAGCGGGTCACGTTTGAGCTCAAGCCAGAGGTGGTGGAGATGGTCAGGCTCATCGCCGAGTTCGAGGAGTGCTCGCCGGCGGGGGTTGTGGATCTCTTCGTGGCGGAGGCTGCGCAGCAATACGTCCAGGGCGAGATCATCCTCGATGGAAGGCGTCGCCCGAGCCGATCACCGCGCTGGGGATGGGTGATCGTGCTGGACGGGCTGGATGACCTGGTGGCCTCGCTGCGGCAGTTCCTGAATCGTGGACAAAAGTGAAAACTGGGCTGTTTTCGGGCGTTATACGGTGGGGTTATACGGTGGGGTTGGGTTTTTCAACGGTGGGGTTATACGGTGGGGTTATACGGTGGGGTTATACGGTGGGGTTAGCGCCCCAGGAGGCGTTCTAAGGGTCGTTTTTGGGGGTTGACGTACTAGGTACGGCAGGCGGGTTTTGGGGGCTGGGAGGCAGCCCAGGAGCACGAGATGAGGATGACGGGAAGTCCAGGGGCGGGAAAACCGGTGAGCGAGATCGATTTCAAGGCGGGGCTGATCCAGGCGGCGCTGATGGTGCGCAACGTGGAGGCGATCGTCTCGCCGGTGTTCGACGGTCCGCAGGTCGAGGTGTTTGGGGTCTCGCTGGCGCTGGGGGTCAAGCCGGAGATGGTGGAGAACGCGGCGGGGGCGCTGGCGCTGGCGGCCGGGGCGAAGGCGTGCCGGGTGGCCCGGGCGGACGGGCGGCTGCTGGTGGAGGTCCCCAAGCCGCCAGGGCAGCGAAAGACGCTGAGCGCGCGGCGGTTGGTGCGGATCCGGCCGCCGAGCCCGTGGCACGTGCCGGTGGGGCTGGGGATGACGGGCAAGATCGTGTGGTTCAATCTGGCGGATGAGCGGATGTGCCACACGGTACTGGGCGGGACGACGCGCAGCGGCAAGACGAATCTCCTCCACTGGATCCTCTTCCGCCTGCTGTCACAGAATCCGGGGCGCGCCTTACAACTGCTGTTACTGGACCCCAAGGGCTCAGAGCTGCAACCCTTCGCCAGCGTGCGCCACCTGCTCCATCCCCCGCAGCATATCACTGAGGAGATCATCAAGGTTTTAATGTGGGTGGATGGTACGATGAAGGAGCGGGCGGTCGAGGGGGTGAAGGAGCCCCGCATCCTGGTGGTGATCGACGAGGTGCGGAACCTGATCCGGGCGGATAAGAAGGTGGTGGGACTGCTGAGCTCGATCGCGGAGATGGGGGCGGGCGAGGGGGTCCACCTGGTGGTGACGACGCAGCAGCCTGGCGCGAAGGCGCTGGGCGAGGCGCTGGCCAACTTCCCGTGCCGGTTCCTGGGCCGGGTGTCATCGCGGACGCTGGAATATGGCGCGGCGGGGCGGGGGCGATCGCAGGCGGCGGACTTGCTCGGGCGGGGGGATTTCCTGCGCATCACGCAGGATGGGATCACGCGGCTGCAGGTGCCGAAGATGGACGGGGCGATGCTGGCCCAGCTCCCGCAGGCGCGGCAGGTGCGGCGATTGGAGTTGGGGACGTTCGTGGAGTGCGAGCCCGAGATCGACGCGAGGGGCGGGTGGCAGCGGAAGGAGCTGGATATGGACGCGGTGCAGGAGGCGGTCGAGGAGGGGATGACGACGAGCCAGCTCGGGCGGGAATTCGGGATCAACTTTTATCGGGCACAGCGGCTGAGAGAGCAGTTTGGAGGCGACAATGGAAGGTAAGAAGGTCGTGGGAGTGCTGATCGTTTGGGGCGTTCTCATCAGTGTGATCGCGGTCGTGATCCTGCTGGTGCGGCTGGACCAGGGTATGGTGTTCACGGTCGTGCTGATCCTGGTGATCGGGCTGGTGCTGGCGCTGATCATCGGCGCGAGTGCGTTGCCGATCCGGGCAAGCAAGAAACGGGAGGGTCCGCACGAGCGGGAGATCATCCGGGAGAAACATACGATCGATGGGCGAGTGACGGAAGCGCCCAAGATCTACCAGGTCGGGCAGCAGCCGCAGGGGTTCGCGGGGATGTTCCCGACGTTGTTACGGGCGGCGTACCTGGCAGGGGAGCGGCAGGTGATGGGCGGGCAGCAGCCGCAGATGCTGGAGGCGGAGGTCGAGGACGTGACTGGCGGGGAGTGGGAGGAGTGGTCGGGGCCGATCGTCGGCGCGGAGGATGATACGCAATCATAGCTGTTATTGTTGGGGCGTAGAGGGGGGGGAGGGATTTGCGTAGCGGTGGGCAGGAGGTTACTATACGAAGTTTGGCAGGGTGTGGCAAATCGGCAAGTTGGCAAATCAGCAAATCATAGGAGGCGTGAGGTGAACGTGTTCAAGGCATTGACAAGGATCGGCAAGGGTAAGGTGGATCGGACGCCGGGGACGGCGATCAGGGTGTACGACGTGCCGCAGCGGGATGATCAGTCTGGGGCGGCGGCGGTGAAGGGGACGGAGGTCGCTATCTGGAGGCCTCCGGTTATGCTCGATATGCAGGGGCGCTCGATCCCCGGTGTGAGCAAGGCGCTCATCGCGCGGTACTTGGTGAGCGCGACGTCGGCGCTGGCGGAGGCGGACCTGGGTCCCGTCTCGGTGGAATGGAAGGCGCAGGTTGGGCGGTTCGTCGAGACGGAGTTCACGGTGCACGCGTGGGGCCAGTTGGTGACGTTGATCCATCCGATCGCGCCCGTGTCCCAGGAGTTGGCGAACACCTGGGAGATGTACAAGGGCGCGATGGCCAGGAAGGTCAGGGAACTCCACAAGGGGCATCAGAAGTTCGGCGATGCGAACCGGATACTGGATCTGGTGGAACAGAAGCTGGAGAATCTCAGAGATGAGGACGTGCCGCAGTTTAGTGATGCCGAGTTCTTGTTCCTAGACGCGGCATTCCATCAGGCAAAGGTTTTGTCTGCGTTGATTCCCGTCTCGGATGTGGAGGCGGAGGAGGTGGTGGGGGAGAGTATGACAGTCGGGTAGTCGGAAAGTGGGTATAGAACCGGGGGAGGGTCGGGGACGGCCCTCCCCAGTTTAGAGCAGGATTGGGAGGATGAACGGATGGATGAACGATTCCAGGAAGGTGAGCGGGTGCGGATCTGGGACCAGCACAGCACGCTGCACGGGCGGGTGGGGACGGTGGTGCAGGCGGATGAGCAGCGGTATCAGTATGTGGTGGTGCTGGTGGATGGGGCGGAGTTGCCGCAGTGGTGGCCGTGTGAGAAATTGCGGCGGGTGGATGAGGATCTGGCGCTGGTGATGCGGTATACCGGCTGGTCGCGGGAGATCGCGGAGGCAGCTATCCGACAGTGGAAGGAGCAGGATCCTGATTGGAGCGCGGAGTACATAGCGGAGTATTTGTGATGAGGAAGGCAAAAGACGGCGCAATATTTGTCGCGGTGAATAGATGGGTATTTAACGATGAGTTCATCGCGCATTGTGTAGATCAGTTCCAGAAACGATTCGGTGTTGAGCCAGAGGTGGATGGGAATGGACGTGGCGATTGACGCGCCTCGGCGACCGGCGGTCCGATACTATGGGGGGAAGTGGCGGATTGCGCTGTGGATCATCAGCCACCTGCCCAGGGACCACGAGTGTTACGTGGAGCCGTTCGGCGGGGCGATGAGTGTGTTGTTGCGCAAGTCGCGGTCGCCATTGGAGGTCTATAACGATCTCAATGGCGGTGTGGTGAATTTCTTCCAGGTGCTGCGGGAGCAGCCGGACGAGCTGATCAGGGCGATCACGCTCACGCCCTGGTCCCGGGCCGAGTACGAGCTGGCCCAGGAGCAGTCCGACGACCCGGTCGAGGAGGCCAGGCGGTTCTACGTCAGCGCCTGGCAGGGGTTCGGAGGCGGACGGGCAAGGTGGCGGCAGGGGTGGAGATACCAGGTGCGCAGCGGTACGCTCTGGAAACCCAGCTCAATGAGTTTCCGCAACACGGACCACCTGTGGACGATCGTCGACCGGCTACGGGGGGTGCAGATCGAGTGTAGGGACGCGCTCCAAGTGATCAGGCAATGCGACGCACCGACAACACTGTTCTACCTGGATCCTCCCTACGTGTGGGGGACCAGGTCAAAGTGGCGCGACATCTACGCCGTGGAGATGTCCGACGAGGACCACGAGGAGCTGGCGGATCTGGTGATGGGTCTGGAGGGGATGGTGCTGATCTCGGGGTATCCGTCAGGGTTGTATACGTGGTGGTATGAGCGGCGCGGCTGGCGGCGGGTGGAAACGCAGGCGCGGACGAACGGCGGCGGGGCGATCTCCAGTGTGTCGCGGACTGAGGCGCTGTGGATTTCGCCGAGCGCGCAGCGGGCGCTGGAGCGGGAGAGGATGCCGTTGTTCCACTGGAACGGGCGTTCTATTGACGGCGGGGGGGTGAGTGTGGTATAATGGGCATGAGCAAGGCAGCTCAGTCAGCGGGCTTTTTGGTTCTGCCCGTGCCCCACAACCGTATAGGTTGCGGCCAGAGATCCGCAACGGCACAAGTGTCCGCTGTGAGTTGCCTTGCTCCCGGGCAGGCGAGCCGTTGCGGATCTCTGGCGTTATGGTACAGATAAAGGAGCAAGGCAAATGCAGATTCTACAGATTCACCCGGCCTACGCGGATGTCCAACTGACGGCGGATGAGTGCGTGGTGCTGGCGCAGGTGTGCGAGGTGGCGCTGGAGGATCATTTCCAGGGCCGGGATGAGGCGGAGAGGAAGCGGTACGTGGAGACGGCGGGGGGGTTGTTCAGGGCGGTGGCAGTGGCGGGGCTGGCGCGGCATTGTATGCGGCCTGCGGAGCAGGTGGAGTTGGATGGGGCGCTGGCGGAGGCGGGGTTGTAACGCGGATTACAGGACGGGAACGGATCGGAGGGCACCGGCTTGTGGGGCGGCCGGTGCCCATCAGAATGGAGAATGGAGGATGGAGAATGGAGACGGGTGATACGGTCTACATCAACAGTCCAAAGGCAGAGTTTCACGGGGAGCGGGGGGAGATCGTGGATGTGGATGACGCGCGGGCGTATCCCTACCAGGTCAGGATCCGCAGGCGGGGGCTGGTGTTGTGGTTTCCGGAGGGGGAGTTGAGCGAGAGGAAGCTGGAGGAAGGGTTAGAAATTTCTTAAAACCGGGTCGAATTGCCCGCTCCATCTTGACTGTCGCCGGTTGGGGGTATTGACAGCAAGGGACATTTCTGCTATACTGTGTTCAGAACATTAGTTCTGACGAGGGCTGACCGTGGTAGTTCGCGATGGAGTGCAAGAATATGAGGTCAATGGGCGGGCAGCGGCGATGGTGCGATATATCGCCAAGCGAGCGACATCGATCAATCGAGTGGGACCGGTGAAGGTTGAGTTGAACGCTGCGGGGCGGAAGGTGAAGGGCCGAGTGGTAGCGTTCGACGATGGTGAAGAGATCATCCAATAGTACAGTTTAAGTGAATAGCCCTACGGGGCGCACGGCGTTAGCGATACAAAGCGCGCCATCTCTCATTGGGAGAGGTGGCGCGCTTTTGGTTTTTATATCACATTCGGGAGGTGTGAGATGTCGGACAAGTTGAAGGCACAGGTCGTCTTTCTGAGTTTGCTCGTCGTCGCAGTCACCGTCGGTGTTCTGGTCCCCTTCGCCCTGGCGCAGGCGCCGGGCCCGGCTACCACGTTCGAGTCGCCCATTCCCCCGCCCGAGGAATGGCCTCCGGTCCCCGACGTTGATGTCGGCGGGCTGACCGATTACGTCGGAGCGATCGGGCTGGGCGCGGTGATCACCGTCGTCATCGAGATCCTGAAGCGGCTGAAGGTGGTCCCGGACGGACAAGCGGGCCGCTGGGCGACGATCGCGAACGTGGTCGCGTTTGCTGTGCTGGTGTTCTGCGGTGTCTTTGGCGTGGACTATAGCGGCGATCAGGCGAAGGCGATTTTCGATCTACTCCACAGGATCGGCCAGGCGATACTCACTATCATCAGTTCGCCGATCCTCTTCAAGGTCCTGCGTGAGGCGAACGTGCTGCCAGAGATGATCAGCCGTAAGCAGTGACCGACCTGGGCACAGTCAGCGGCTTGCTGGGCGTCCTGGTCGCCATCGGCAGTCTATACGTTGCGTGGCATACCTCGCGGGCGTCCGCCAGGAAGGATGAGGTGGACGCCCTGCGGGGCATTATCGCGGAGTTGCGGGTACAGGTGGACGCCCTGGAGGCGGAGGTGAAGGCGTGGCAGCGGCGGTTCGTGCGGGTGTGCAGGCGGGCAGGGCTAGAGCCCGAGGAGCAGATCACGGGGCCATTGGGGGAGTTGGGGGAGTTGGGCGATGGGTGATTGGGCGATCGAGAAGGTGGTCGAGGTGGCGGGGCGGCTGGCGGCGCAGTTGGCAGCGCAGAGCGAGGAGCTGGTCAGGCTGGCCGAGCAGTTGCGTGATGATACCGAGTTAGCCGAGTTCCGGTTGCCTATGAAGAACCTGGATCAGCCCTGGTACGAGGCGGCGCATTGGTATGGTGCGTACAACTCCCACCCGAGGTACTGTGAGGACTGGAATCTGGAGAGCGGCGGGAATACCGATCTCGGGGAGCCGCTGGTGGCTCCGATGACCGGCATCGTGATCAACGCGGCTGATTACGGCGGATCCTGGGGCAAGATCCTGCGCATTCTGCGCTGGGCCAGTACGGGTGAGTTGGTCGTGTGGATGGGCGCACACCTCGACCGGATGGATGTCAAGGCGGGCGACCTGGTCCAGATCGGCGATCCGACCGGCACGATCGGGACTGGCAATGGCCGGTATGCGGCGCACCTGCACGAGCAGATCAGCGTGGGCGAGGTCGCGGCACCGACGACGTTCGGCGCTGATCGCCGCTTCGATTTCAGGCAGCCCGACGAATTCTACATCGAGCACGGTGTTGACGAGGAAGTAGTCAGGCACGCGGTTGAGCGCGATGCCAAATAGTCAGGTTTTCGTGAGATTCCGTTGAGGTGTAGTCGAGTTCTTGTCAGGTTGATCGTGGCCCGGGCGCTGGGCCGGATGTGTCAGAGAGGCGACCCCGCCCTGCTTCGAAGACAGCCTCCCTCCGGCTCAGCGCCGAGGTCGCGATGAACGACGTCATTCAATCTCTACCAGGTATGGAGGGTCTCCCCGACCCTCTCAGCGAGGCACAGTTGCGGGCGGATGAGGCGCGCGCGGTGTTTGAGGCCAGGTGGGGTAACAGCCCGTGGATGGATGATTATTTTCGCCTGCTCGCCGAGGGCTGGAGCTGGCGGCAGGCGGCTTACATCGTGTGGGCCTGCCAGCCAAAGGAGGGGCGGGATCCGGCGACGCAGCAGGAGTTTGCGGTCTCGGTTGGCCTGACGAGCGATCGCACGATCCGGGCGTGGCGCGACAAGAACGCGGCGATTGACGAACGGGTCCACGAGCTGACCGCCTCGGCGCTGATGAAGGCGCGGGCGGAGGTGTTCGCGGCGCTGATCGCGGCGGCGACGAATCCGAGCCCTCGCGCGTGCACGGACCGGAAGCTGTTCCTGGAGATCACGGGCGACTACAAGCGTGAGGAGACGCTCCGGATCGGGTTGCCTGACGACCTGGCGGAGGCGAGCGTCGACGAGCTGCGGGCGCTGGCGAACGCGCCGGGAGAGCCCGGTGAGTAAGCGGGAGATCGCGCAGGCGGAGCTGGCGCGGCGGGAACTGGCGCGGCGGAGCCTGCTCGATTTCACGACGTACACGTTCCCCCAGTACCAGGTCGCCCTCCACAATATCCTCCTGGCCCAGTACCTGGAGTCGGTGGAGCTGTACGTGGCCAGCGGCGGCGCGGAGGGGATCGGGCGGCTGATGGTGTTTATGCCCCCGCGACACGGCAAGAGCGAGTTGGTCAGTGTGCGTTTCCCGACGTGGTTTTTGGGCCGCAATCCCGACAAGCGGGTGATCCTGGCCAGCGTGACGGCGAGCCTGGCGACGGGGTTCAGCCGCCAGGGGCGGAACATCATTCAGGATACGCCGTACCAGGCGGTGTTTGGCGCACGCAGCGGGCAGGAGCGGCCGGTGATGCTGAGCGACGATAGCCGGTCGGCGGAGGCCTGGGACCTGGCCGGACACCGGGGCGGGCTGGTGGCGGCGGGCGTGGGAGGCTCGATCATCGGCCGGGGGGCTCACCTGGGGATCATCGACGACCCGTTCAAGGACCGGGCGGACGCGGAGAGCCAGATCGTGCGGGAGCGGACGGACGACTGGTACAAATCGACGTTTTACACGCGGCTGGAGGATAGCGCCGCGGTGGTGCTGATGCACCAGAGGTGGCACGCGGACGATCAGGCGGGTCGGCTGCTGCGGCGGATGGTCAGTGAGGACGGGGCGGACCAGTGGGTGGTGCTCAATCTCCCGGCGATCGCCGAGGAGTGGGCCGGGCACGTGGAGGCGGAGGAGGTGCTCAAGGCCTGCAGGGAAGGCTGGTGGAAGTCGGTGGACGCGCTGCGACGGCAGCCAGGCGATGCGCTGTGGCCGGAGAAATACCCGGTCGCGGCGTTGGAGGCGATCGCGGCGAACATTGGCCGGTATGAATTCGATGCGCTGTACCAGCAGCGGCCCTGGCGGCGCGAGGGGACGCTGATCAAGGCGGCCAAGATCCGGATCATTGACGGGGACCAGGTGCCGGGGGAAATCCGTTGGGTGCGGTATTGGGACCTGGCGGTGGGGCGCTCCAGCAGGGCGCATTACGTCAGCGGGGCCAAGTGCGGGATGGATGCGCAGCGGCGCTTTTACATCGGCGACATCGCGCGGATCCCGGCGCCGTGGTCGGCAGCCAGGCCGAAGATGGTGGACGTGATGCTGGCCGATCCGATGGAGGTGGTGCAGGGGATCGAGGTGGCGGGGCAGCAGGATGGATACTATCAGGAGTTCCGCGACGACGAGCGGTTGCACGAGCGGTCAATCAAGCCGGTCGGGGTGCGGGGGGACAAGGAAGCGCGGGCGCAACTGTGGGCGACGCGGATCGAGGACGACCGGGTGTTCATGGTGCGGGGACCGTGGAATGAGGATTTTATCGCCGAGGCGGTGGCGTTCCCGGCCGGGGCGAACGACGATATGGTGGATGGTGTGTCGGGAGGGTGGCAGATGTCGCCGGGCTATGTGACGATGGCGGACGTGGGAACGGCGCCGGATGTGAAGAGCGTATGGGATCCGTTCGGGGAAATGGAACACGGATCGCAGGACAGGACGGATCGGAGGGGCGGTGGCTCGCATAGACTACACTGAGACGGGGCAGAGCGGGCTGATTGCGTACAACGGGCTGGTGAGCGAGGCGTACACCGGCAAGTTGCAGTGGCCAGCAGCGTACGCGATCTACGACGAGATGCGGCGGCGGGATCCGACCATCCGCACGATGTGGGACGCGCTGATCTTGCTGGCCAGGACAGCGAGCTGGTACGCGGAGCCGGGCGGGGAGGAGGACGGGGATAAGGAAGCGACCGACCATCTCCAGAGTTGTATCGAGGATATGAGTCACCCGATCGAGGACTACGTGGAGGATGGGCTCACGTGCGTGCTGATGGGGTGGTCGTGGCTGGAGATCGTGTACAAGCGGCGGGATGATGGCAGCGTCGGCTGGCAGAAGTGGGCGATGCGGCGGCAATCATCGTTCGAGCGCTGGGAATTCGACAAGACGGGCGGGGTGCAGGGGATGGTCCAGCGGCCAGCGCCCGACTACAGAGAGATCTCGATCCCGATCGGCAAGAGCCTGCACTTCACATCGCAGCGGGACGGGGGAAACCCGGAGGGCCTCGCGATCTTGGAGTCGGCGTACGAGCCGTGGTATTTCATCAAGAACCTGCAAATCCTCCAGGGCATCGGCTGGCAGCGGACGTTCGTGGGGCTACCGGTGTTTGAGTTCACGGCCAAGCCGACCGATGATGACAAGGCCGAGGTGGAGCGGGTGGGCCAGGCGCTGACGGTGGATGCAAAGCAGTACGTCAGTGTACCAGAGTTGGTCAAGTTTCGATTGGAGAGCGCGCAGAACAGCGGGGCGGAATCGCTCCTCAATACGATCAAATACTACCGGTTGCTCATCCTCCAGATGCTCCTGGCCGATTTTATCAATCTGGGGGTGGGAAGCACCGGCTCCTGGGCGCTGGGGAGCGACAAGAGCCAGCTTTTCTTGATGGCGGTGGATGGGTTCCTGGACCGGATCGCGACGGTGATCAACCGGTTCGCGGTGCCCCGGCTGATGGAGTACAACGCGGCATACGCGGATGCGGCGCAGCCGAAGCTGGTGCATACGCCGGTGGAGAAACCGGCGCTGGGGCAGTTGGGGAGCTGGCTGCAGCAGGTCTCATCGCTGCTGCACTGGACGGAGGAGGATGAGAACTGGATCAGGAAGCGGACGGGGATGCCGACGCTGGCGGAGGGGGGCACGCGGATTTCAGGACAAAGCGGATCGGAGGGGGAGGGAGACGAGGAGCCAGAGGAGGGGTTGCCAGGTGAGGAGGGGCTGGCGGAGTTTGCGGCGCAGGAGTCGGCGCGGGCAGGGCTCGAGCAGAGCCTGCTCGGCGATGTGCGGCGGTTTCTCAATGCACAACTCCGGCGGATCCGTGAGGCGATCGCGCAGGGGCGCAGTGGTCTCGGGGAGGATGACGGATTCTGGGCGACGGAGGAGGAGAGTTTCCGGGCGACGTTCCTGAACCGATTGACGCAGATTGTGATGCAGTTGGTCGGGATCGCCGTGGACGATCTGACAGAGACGGTCGGGGGCGGGGCGGACTGGGCGACGGTGAATGCGGATGCGGCGGCCTGGGCGCGGGGGTACGTCGGGCAGCTCATCACGCGGGTGACGGAGACGACGCGCGGGGTGGTGCGGGAGGCGGTGGCCAGTTGGGTCGAGACGGGCGCGAAGCTCCCTGATCTGGTGAAGGTGCTGGAGCCGACGTTCGGGCGGAAGCGGGCGGAGCTGATCAGCGCGACGGAGGTGACGCGGGCCTTCGATGAGGCGAACGACCGGGTGCGACAAAAGATCGGGCTGCCGGCAGCGAAGATGAAGGCGCCCGCACATCCGGGATGCAGGTGCGCAACGCGGCCGATGCTGTTGCCGAACGGGGAGTGGGTGGTGGTGTGGTACACGGTGCGGGGGCCGAAGGTGTGCCGGCAGCCGTTGACGACGCCGTGGGGGCGGGTGAACGGGTGCAAGGATCTGGACGGGATGATTGTGTCGGAGAACTATGGCGGGCAGTATCTGCGGGACGTGAAGGCAGGGATATAACGCGGATTTACAGGATAACAGCGGATTAGGACGGATCGGATGATTACCGGGTTGGAAGAGTTTCAGGCGGAGTTGGAGCGGGTCAAGGCGGCGCTGGAGGCCGAGTTCCCCGGCGGGGCGATGGGGGAGCTGGAGACGGTGGCGACGCAGGCGCTGATGTTGCTGGCCACGTACGCGGCGGAGTATCCCCCAGCGCCAGCGGATAGTGCGTACCGGCGGACGGGGACGCTGGGGCGGCTGTGGATGGCGGCGACGCCGCACGTGACGGTGGGGGGGCACGTGCTGGATGCGCGGATCACGAACGCGACGCCGTACGGGCCGTACGTGCAAGATCCGGACCGGCAGGCGAAGCAACACCGCGGGCGGTGGCGGACGACGGACCAGGTGGTGGAGGAGCACGCGGAGGAGATCGCGCCGCTATTGGCGCAGGCGGGGTATCGGATGGTGGCGCGGGTGGCGGAGGCGGCGGCGTGATGGATGTGGGGAAGGTGCTCATCTTCCTGTGGGCACTGGGGGCGGCGTACACGTGGGGGCGGGTGATGATCTATATGAAGCGCAACGAGCACAATCCGCTGAGCGTGGAGGGTGGGATGAGTGCAGCGGGGTGCATTTTCGTGTGGCCGGTGATCCTGGGCTGGATTGATGGCGATAGGGGGGAGTGATGGCGAGGGAGTTTTCGGGATTCATTTTCATCGAATTTGAAGAGGGCGCGAAGGCAGTCGAGGTGCTCAGGCCGGGGACGTTCGTGGACCGGAACGGGAAGACGGTCCAGATCGGGGACGAGGACCTGGACACGTTCGTGGCCAACTTCGAGGCGGGGGCGGCGGGGCAGGATGTGCCGGTGGACGTGCTGCACGAACGGGCGGAGGCGGCCGGGTGGGTGCGGCGGCTGTTCCGTGAGAGCGGGACGCTGATGGCGGAGATCGACTGGAACGAGCTGGGGAAGCAGTTGGTCGGCGACAAGGTGTACAAATACCTGTCTGCGACGATCGATGAGGCGAAGAAGCTGATCAAGAGCATCTCGCTGGTCAATTTCCCAGCGGTGAAGGGGCTCGCACCGGTGGAGCTCGCGGAGGGGGTGTATACGCTGAAAGAATCGCCGGGATTGGTACGGGCGATTGTCAATGCAGTGACAGCGGCGCTGTTCGGCGAGAATGACGAGGGCGACGTCGAACTGGTGATCCGCAAGGAAGGGAACGAAATTATTCTGTATTCATCCGACGGGAAGAAGGTACTGGGCCGATTCCCGTTCGGTGAGGGAGAAAAGTACAAGGACGAGGAGGCAGCGCGGGAGGCAGCGGCCAAGCGCGAGCGCGAGGTCCAGTATTTCAAGCATCGACAGGCGGGAGAGGAGGATCAATTCGTCGAACTGAAGGGTGTGGATCCGATCATCAAAGCCTGGGCCAAGTGGGCCGGGTCCTTCACAAAGTGCGTGCGGGTACTCAAGGGCAAACCAGGAATCGACAACGAGGAGGCCCTGTGCGCGTGGCTGCATCACGAGGCTGAGGGAAAGTGGCCTGCGGAGGGTAGCGAATACTATCCGACCCGGGCAGAGTTGCAGGTGTTGGCGGAGGTCGTGGGACCGATTATCGCCGAGTTAGATAAGGAGAGTGAAACTATGGACGAAAAGGAGTTGGCAGAGCTGCGGGAGAAGATCCGGCAGGAGATCGAGGCCGAGATGGCCGAGAAAGCGCAGACGCTGACCGAGCTGCGCGAACAGGTCAAGAAAGAGGTCGAGGTGGAGCTGACGGAGCGGCTGGCGGAGCGGCAGAAGCTGGTGGAGTTCGCCGAGAAGGTGTGCGGCAACGATGGCAACGCTCTGAGCGCGAAGCCCGACGAGCTGGTCGAGGCGCTCGAGGCGGTCCCGGCCGGGCCGGAGCGCGAGCGCGTGATGGCGATCCTGGAGTCGAAGGTGGTCGAGTTCGGCGAGCGGGGCAGCGGGCGTGAGGGAGCAGGCGGGAAGAAGAAGCTCGAGGAGCCGTACGCGGGCCAGTTGCAGGAGTGGCTGGCGGCGAAGTGCGATCTGGGCGAGTGGTTCAAATTGAACGCAGACGTCGTGGGCAAGCAAGAGGATTACGAGCTGTCCGAGTTCGAGAAGAAGTAGGACACGGATCAGCAGGATTAAGACGGATTAGGAGGACAGACAGATGACGAATCTGAGTCAGGCGGCGCCGCTTCGGATCTGGGGCGAAGCCGCGACGGAGAAGTTTCATTGCGACAGTTCGTCGGCGCAGACGATCTACAAGGGTCACCCGCTGCTGATCAACCAGAGCGTGGATACGCTGTACGCGGTGGCGTGGGATGACGCTGGGAGCGGCGAGGGGGTCGTGGATGCGGCGGACGTTTTCATCGGGATCGCGGCGGAGGACAAGGACGTGGCGGCTTCCGCGAGCGAGACGGACGCGGATAGCTGGATCGAGGCGTACGTGGGTCCGACGATCCTGGGATTCAAGTCGACTGTGTTCGACAATGCGGATCTCGGGAAGACGGTCTATATGTCGGACAGCGGCACGCTGAGCGAGACAGCGACCGACAACCCGGAGGTCGGGAAGTTGCACCGGGTGGAGAACGGATATGTGTACGTGGAGTTGACGGCGCCACAAGTCTGTGACGGCGCATAACCATAACGCGGATTATAGGACGATAACGGATTAGGAGGAACGAGGATGATCAGTGGAAATGTACCAAAACATTTGGTTTCGGGGGCGAGGACCGGGTTCCTGGTGGCGATGCGGTCGGTGTCGCTGCCGTGGCAGAAGGTGGCGATGACGTTCAATATGGACGGGAAGACGACCGACCTGGTGGACCTGGGCGCGGCTCCGATGCCGGTCAAGAGCATCGGTGGCCTGCAAGTGCAGGATTTCATCGAGAAGCACATTGAGGTCAAGCCAGAGGATTGGGAGATCGTCGTCTGGATTTCGCAGAACGCGATCGACGACGACCGGACCGGCGAGCTGGAGCGGAAGGTCAAGGGGGCCGGGGCCAACTTCCAGCGGCACATCAACAAGAGGGTGTTCGAGGTCCTGAACGGCGGCGATGGCTCCACCTACGGCGCGTGCTACGACAGCAGCGACTTTTTCGACAACGACCACGCGGATGCCGGGGCGGCCTACAGCACGGCGCAAGATAACGAGAATGCGCTGACTTTATCGATGGACAACTTTGAGACGGTGCTCGTGGCTGCGCAGGCGTTCCGGGACGACCAGGGGGAGTACGTGGAGCTGTTGTACGATCTCCTGGTGTGTCATCCGACCAAAGAGCGCGTGGCGGCGCAGATCTGCAACAACGAGTTTAGCTACGACACCGCTATGCGGGAGAAAAACCCATATAGCGGCAAGTTCACGTACGAGACGAGCCCGCATCTGGACACAACGGCGTGGTACGTCATCGCCTCCAACGAGAATACCAAGCCGTTGATCGTGGCGATGAGGAAGCAGCCGCAGCTCCAGGATGCGTGGTTCGATCCGACGGCGGCGGATGGCGGACGGCACTACTTCAAGTTCTTCGCCCGGTACGAGATGTATTACGGGGATTGGCGATTAGTCAATCAAGGAAACACATAGACGATGCGCATTTTCGCCTACTGCACGGCGCTGGCCAGGGACGCGGTCAGGGCGGCGACGGGCGTGGAGCCGCTGACGTCGCCGCCAATGGTCGCTGCAAATTTTTCGCCAGAGTGGCTGGAGGGGCACAACTTGTTGTATTTCCGGCTGCACAGCCTGCGGAATCGCGGGATCAAGGGCTGGTATGGCGAGGATCGGCACGGCCTCCACTTTGCGCTGGCGGAGGCGGAGATCCTGGCGGCGGACGTGGGCGGCGCGGTCGTGGTGGTGGCGAACTGCTATGGCGGAAACGGTGACCCGATGGTGGCGGCGTTATACCGGGCGGGGGCCTCGGCGGTGATCGCGGGCAGCGGGGTGAACGTGGCGGCGGCGAACCGGGTGGTGGGGACGGATCTGCTAGTGCAATGGATCATCCGCGGCCTGGAGTGGCAGATGGGGCTGGAGCGGGCGCTGAAGGTGGCGAAGGTGCGGTTGTCGTTGACGAGCTGGCGGGAGTCGGATCGGGATGCGCGGGAATTCGAGATCGTGCGGGTATAACGCGGATCTCAGGACAGTAACGGATAAGGAGAGGGAACGATGAAAGGACAAGGACGAGTTCTAACGATCGCGGTGCTGCTGGTGTTGCTGGCGGGGTGTGTAGTGTGGCCGCAGCGGCCGCAGTATCAGGAGATGTCGGCGAGCGGGTATCTGTTTCTCTTGGAGGATGGCGAGGGGACTACGCAGTTCAGCGTGGATGACGACGGGGACGTCTATGCGGCTGGGGGGCTGGATTTTGATGGCGTGCTGGACGTGGACGGTGATGTTGACCTGGACAATGTGAGTGTCTCAGGTACGCTGGATGTGACCGGGGTGGCGACGTTGGACGGCGGGGCGGATCTGAACGGGACCACGTTGACGGTGGACGCGGATGCGGACACGACACTGGTGGCGTCGGACGATGACGTGGTCAGTATGACCCTCGGGGCGGGCGCAGGGTATTTCAATGTGTTGACCGGGAACCTGAAGGTGGGGGATGGGGATCCAGATGGCACACTCAATGGGGAGGATGTATATGTCGAGGGATTCCTAGAGGTGGACGGGGCGGTGGATCTGGATTCGACATTGGATGTGGCGAGCACGCTGGCGGTGGCCGGGAACATCTCCGACGGCGACAGCGCGGTGACGTTCGCGGATAACGTTCTCATCGACGGGGCGACAGATGTCATCCAGATGACGGTACAGGGGAATGATACACAGACCTCTGCCACTGAGCTGTTTGTGGTGGAGGACTCGACCACGGCTGACCTCTTTTGGGTAACGGCTACTGGGGATATGGAATTGAATGGAACGACTCCAACGTTTACCCTTGGAGATGCTGACGAGGAGGATTTCGGTCTCGTCTTCGATGGGGCAGCGCAGGACTTTTACGCAGGGATATACGACACCGACGATGACTTCCAGATCGGCCTGGGCTCGGCGTTGGGTACTACACCGATCATCGTCTTGGACGAGAATCAGAACGTGGGGCTGGGGGCGGCGAGTGCAGCCGCGAAGCTGGATGTGACCGGGAATCAGATGATCGATGGTGACACGGACGAGCAGCAGCTCGTTGTCCAGGGCCACAGCACACAGACCTCGGCCACGGAACTGTTTGTGGTGGAGGATTCGACCACGGCTGATCTCTTCTTCGTCACGGCAACCGGTGACATGGAACTCAATGGCACCACGCCCACGTTCACCGTTGGCGACAGTGACGACGAAGACACCGGGGTGGTGTTCGATGCTGGTCAGCAAGACTTCTACATGGGCGTCTATGACACCGCTGATGATCTGATCATCGGGTATGGCACTGCAATTGGCACCACAGGCGTCGTCTACATCGACGAGAACCAGGACGTAGGGCTTGGCGCTGCGAGTGCAGGTTCCAAGCTCGCCGTAACTGGCAATGTGCTGGTTGATGGCGACGCCGATGAACAACAGTTGGTGGTTCAAGGCAATGCTACTCAGACTACCGAGGAACTGTTCGTGGTAGAGGATTCGACCGAGGCGGACCTGTTCTGGGTCACCGCCACTGGTGACATGGAACTGAATGGAACCTCTCCCCACCTGACGCTTGGCGATGCTGGGGAAGAGGAAACCGGGGTCATCTTCGATGGGGCAGCGCAGGACTTCTATGCGGGTATCTATGACACTGACGATGACTTCCAGATCGGCCTGGGCTCGGCGTTGGGTACTACAGCGATCATCGTCCTAGACGAGAATCAGAACGTGGGGCTGGGTGCGGCGAGTGCAGCCGCGAAGTTGGACGTGACCGGGAATCAGATGATCGACGGCGACACGGACGAGATACAGTTGACAATCCAGGGCCATAGCACACAGGGAGCCGGGCTTCTGGTCCTGGAAGGGTCGGACGAGACTGACATCGTTGTCTTTAGCGAGCCGCCGGCGGCTGCTGGGTCGGGCGATCTGATAGATGTGACGGATACGTTCGTGATCCAGGATGGCACGGACCATCTGATCGGGATGGACGTCAATCTGACTGGGGCAAATCACACCGGGGCGGATAACACGCTGACCGGGATTGACCTGAGTTTGATTACGGAGGATGCGCAGTGCACAGAGGTGGCGATCGACGTCTCGGATACGAGTTGGGACGTGGCGATCGAGGCGGCGGATGTGCCGATCGTGTCGACCGCGGCCGAGTGGATGGAGGATTTCTGGGGCGATACGATCCACGGTGAGCTGGTGAATGTGGAGGGCACCGATCCGCAGGTCGTGGCGCTGGCGTTGGCGCAGGAACAGTATGGTGTAGGCACTATGGTCTCTGGTGACGATAATTCGGGGGGCTGTGCAGCCTCCTGCGCGGGGATGTCGTTGGGTTTGCACTGGAGCGCCGCTCAAGGCGGCCTCATCTTTGAGACTCGATTGCATCTTGACACGTCGATTGCCGATACGGTGATCTGCGCCGGGCTCAGTGATAGCCTCGCGTTGGTGATGCCAGCGACGATCGCTGGCGCGAACTACACGACTAATGCTGCCGATGGTGCCTTTTTCTGCTATGACACGGCAGCAGACACCGACGAATGGCACGCGATTGCAGTGGATACCAACGTGGATGCGACCGGTATCGGTGCGACGGGTGAAGCTCCTGCGTTCGATACGTACCAGGTGCTGCGCATCGAGATCGACGCGGGCGGTGCGGATGCCAAGTTCTACATCGACGGGACGTTGGTGAAGACGCTGACTGCAAGCGTGGTCACGCCAGCGGTGCTTCTCAGTCCAGTGGTGGTGATCGATACTAACGCAGACGCCAGCAAAACAGTGGATATCGATTACGTCTACGTCACGGCCAGGAGGTAGGCGATGGCGCAAAGATACCGGGTGAGGCTCAAGGAAGACTGGCGCTGGGGGGCGGCGCAGGTGGCCGGGCGGGAGTTTACGAAGGCAGGGGTGGAGCTCCCGGAGGCGGAGCTCTCGGAGGAGATCCGCGAGTCGCCGTTGCTGGAGATTACGCGGATTGCAGGACAGGACGGATCGGAGGATCCCATCAGTGAAGGTGTGCAGGCGACGGATGCGGCAATCCGATTGGCGGAGGTGTGGGAGATTCCGCTGGGGTCGATCGTCGGGACGGGGGCGGGGGGGCGGGTGACGAAGCGGGACGTCGAGAGGGCGCTGGGCGAGGAGGCGGGGGATGGTTGAAGTACACAAGATCACGGTCACCACGACGGGGAGCAACGGCGCGGCAACGGGGACCGGGTACAGCACGCGGGGCGTGAACGGCGAGGTGCGGGCGCTGTACGTGGACTGGGGCGCGACGGCACCGGGGACGTCGGACGTCGACGTGGTGGTGGAGAGCGATGACAACCGGCCGGAGGTGGCGCTGTACTCGAAGGATGACAGCGTGGCGGATGCGTGGGTGTATCCGAAGGTGCAGAGTACGGGCACCGATGGCGTCGTGATCTCGGCGGAGTATCAGCATCCGCTGGCGAATGGGCGGCTCAAGGTCAGCGTGGCGGAGTCGAATGCGCTGACGACGGCGGTGACGGTGTACGCGTTCGTGTGGAGGTAGTGTGGCGATCGGTGATAACTCGTATGGCAGCGTGGCGGAAGTGGAGACACTGGTCGGGCGGTACACGGCGGACGGGGTTTTCTCTACTGCGACCAGGCCGACGGCGACGCAGGTGGAAAAGTTCATCGACCGGGTGAGCGCGGTGGTGAACGTGCTCCTGGCGGAGGCGGGGTTCGCGATCCCGGTCAGCCAGGCGGATGCGAAGCTGGCGCTGGACGATTTCGTGGTGGAACAGGCGGCGCTGTTGTGCCACGCGGCGAACGGGGCCGGGCCCTATGCGCCCGGGTCGGAGTCGCTGCGCGGGTCGCCGATGAAGGTGGTGCTGCGCGAGGCGGAGGCGTTCATCGGCGAGCACGCGGTGGGGTTGGAGTTTCTGGGGGCGACGAGGGACCGGGCGTCGACGTACGGGCTGCAGTGCCGGGAGGAGGACGACGGCGGGGATGAGTTGGTGCCAGCGTTTCCGATGGAGGTTTGACACGGATTAGGGATGGGTGAGTTCTGCAGCAGAAGTCGCGCTGTAGGAGGCTCTGGGAGCGCGCTGGGGGCGAAATTCGCGGGGAAATCGGGGGTTTCGCGCAGAGAATGGCTCCTGGAGCACGAAATAAGGAGGCAATGATGGCGAAGCAGAATAGGGACTATATTTTGCACGTCAGGCTTACTAGAACCGAACGTCAAATGCTTGCCAAGGCTGCAAAGAGAGAAGGAATTTCACAATCAAGGTTGGTGAGGCGAGTATTGGCTCAAATGGGTTCTTCGCAGGTAGAACCTGAGCCGCAACCACTGGGGCGTCTGATCCGTGGGCGATAGTGCGATTCAGGGGTATATACAGGCGCTGATCCAGGCGGATAGCAATTTCGCCGATGCGGATGTGACGCTGGGGGATTTCCGGGTGTTGGATTCGGGGAGCCCTCCGTATGCGATCATCTTGCCCGGGTCGATCGAGGCCAGGCGCAGCGGGGACTGGTCGCAGGTGCAGTTTATCTGGGAACACGTGGTCGAGGTGTTCGAGCGGTTCTTGGGCGATGACTATGCGGATTTCGTCACGGCGCGGCAGGCGGTGGTGGATGTGATCGCGGAGAATCCGACGCTGGGGGGGAATGCGGGGATCTCGAACGCGCTGGTGACGAGGGCGACGTCGCCTTTGTATCTGTATCCCTCGGAGGGAGATCTACCGGCGTTTGTGTTTAGTCGATTGACTGTCAGGACTGTGGAGGAGGTGCTGTATGCAGGAGCCGGAGAGTTTGCCTGACGAGGAGAACGCGGATTCCAGGACGGGGACGGATGAGGAGGAGGAGGAGCCGGTCAGCCGGATTGTGATCGAGTTTGGCGGGCTGGGGAAGGCGGATGTGGTGCGGGCGGATTTCGAGAATATCAGCCTGGGCCAGATGATGGTGTTCGTCCGTTATGCCGAATGGCAGTGCCAGAACGCAATCAGGCAGTACGAGGCGGACCGGCGGGCCGAGGCGGAGCGGCGGGCAAAGTTGCAGCAGATCATTGTGCCAGGGATGGGGTTGGTGCAGTGAAGAGGGGAGTAGGGAGTAGGGAGTAGGGAGTATGCTGACGGAGAGATTGGCGCTGCTGGAGCAGCATATTCCTGCCTTGTGGGAGGGGCGGGGGCGGCGGTTGTTGTACGTGGGGGCGGCGCCCGGGCGGTTTCAGTGTGGGGCGGAGTTGGCCCGGGCCGGGTATGAGCTCACGGTGCTGGAGATCTGGCCAGCGTACGCGCAGGTGTACGAGGAGCATCCCGACGTGGCGCGGGTGGTGGTGGGGGATGTGCGGGAGGTCTCGCTGGGCGAGCGGTACGATGTCGTGTTCTGGTGGCACGGGCCGGAGCACGTGGAGCGGGCGGAGGTGGGGCTGACGCTGCGGAAGCTGGAGGCGCTGGCCGACCTGGTGGTGATCGGGTGTCCCTGGGGGCGGTATGCGCAGGAGGCGGCGGACGGGAATCCGTACCAGGCGCATCGATGCAGTCTCTATCCAGGTGAGTTCCGCCACTGGGGCTACCGTGTGGTCGTGGACGGGCAGCGGGATTGTCGGGGCTCGTCCATCATCGCCTGGAAGCAGCGCGGGGTGGAGCTGCCCAATGTGATCGGGGTGATCGCGGCGTTCCAGGAGGAGGTAATGCTGCCGGGCTGTCTGGAGAGCCTGCAGGGGCAGGTGAGCCGGGTCGTGGTGGTGGATGGTGCATACGAGCATTTTCCGTGCGAGGAGCCGGTGAGCACGGATGCGACGCGGGAGATCGCGCTGGCCTACGGCGCGGAGTGGATCGATCCGCCAGAGGATGAGGAGGGGTATCCGATGGCGTGGGCTGACCAGGTCGCCAAGCGCAGCGCGTATTTCGTGGGTCAGGAAGGGGACTGGTATTTCCACATTGATGCGGATGAGCGGGTGGTGGGGTGCCTGCCGGTGCCAGAGGACGGGCGGCATTATGTGTTCCAGATTTTCACGCGGGAGATGCACAACTCGTGGGTGCCGCGATTGTGGCAGCATCGGGGGTGGATGCGGTACGAGGGCAGCCACAATGCGGTGTGGTCGGATGACCGGCTGATCCATCTCAAGGGGGCGGTGCACGTGGAGCCGGATGACTGCCGCTTCCTGCACCTGGCGCATCTGCGGCACGAGGATCGGCAACGCGACAAGAGGGAATATTATGCCTGGAAATGGCCTGCCGAAATGGGTTATCGCCGCGCACACGGTATATAGGTACATCGGGAAGGGGCGGTATCTGATGGCGGTCCCGGCGCGGGACCTGACGGCGGCGGATCTGGCGGACGTGCAGGAGCGCGAAGGTATCACCCGGGCGACGATCGAGGCGTCGGGGATCTATGAGCCGGTCAGGCTGGTGGAGGTCGCGCCGTTCTGTGGAGCGGCGCTGGAGGATGGGGGGCGGTGTTGGGAGCCGGTGGCGCGGTGGGGCGATCGGTGCGGAAAACACGGCAGGGTAGAACACGGATTACAGGACAGGGACGGATAGGATAGGAGGTTGCGATGACGATTGGACTTAAGGCGTTTCGGAAGATTCAGGCGGGGAGTGAGGGTGCGACGCCGGGGGTGGCGGTGGATGCGACGGAGATCCTGTACGGGACACTCAGCACGTATGAGAGTGGCGAGGTGTTGCACCAGCCGGAGGAGGATCGGAACAGCCTGGCGCGGCATATGGCGGATGATGAGTTCGTGGGGAAGGAGGCCAAAATCGTGTGGACAGGTGACCTGAACCACCGGCACGCGAATTGGCTGTTGTCGATGGCGATCCGGGGGAACGTGTCGCCATCACACCCGGATCCGACGAATGAGCCGAACGCATACCTGTGGACGTACGCGCCGACGCTGACGGCGGCGAACACACCAGACATTGCCAATGGGATCGAGACGTACACGTTCGAATACGGGGACAATCTGCAGGCCTACGAGATCGAGTACTGTTTCGCCACGAAGCTGGAGATCTCGGGGGCGCCCAACGAGCCGTGTAAGTATAGCTGCGACATCAGCGGGCGGCAGCGGAGTGATGCGGATTTCACGGGCAGTTTGACGGCGCAGTCGGTTCAACTGTTCCCCTTCAATCTGACGACCTTCTGGGTCGACGACACCGGGGCGGCCATCGGAACGCACCAAAAGACGGGGCTCTTGCGGGCGTTTACGTGGAGCCTCGATACTATGTTCCGGGCGTTCTACACGGCGGACGGCAACCTGTACTTTGCCAGCGTTGCGGAGGACCGGAAGAGTGTGGAGTTGACGCTGACGTACGTGCGGAACACGGACGCAGACACGGAGCGGACGGCGTACGAGAACCGCACGACCAAGTTCCTGCGGATCAAGCTGTTCGGCCAGACAGAGATGGACAGCGAGCAGAGCAATGTGCCGTACCTGGTGCTGGATCAGGCGGTGCGGTATCGCGCCTGGCCGACGTTCGGGGACCAGGACGGCCTGGCGACGGTGCAGGTGAAGGCGGACGCGGTGTACGATTCAGATTATGCGAAGATGTTCGAGGCGGCATTGTTCACGGATCTGAGCACCTGGCCGACGTAACCATAGTCGCGACGGACGAAAAAATATTTTCTTTTTGTCCGTCGCGACTAGTAGACCAGGTGTTCTATTGACGCAGGGTGCGGATTGTGGTAAAATGTTTTCAGAGACAGCATCTCTTTACGCAGGAGGGCCTTTTTTGTGCCTTCTGCTGGACGTGAACAACACTGTGTATCGTTGTGGTCAAAGTGCCACGGTGGATGGGTTGCCCCTCCGAGAGATGCTGTCTCCAGGAAGGCACTGCCACCGTGGCACTTTGCCGTTCACTCGGAAAAAGGAGACAGCAAATGAACGAGGAAGACAGGCAATTGATCGAGGAAGCCAGGGCAACCGAGGCAAAATTGCATCAGGCGATCCTGGCACGGGTATCGACAGAGGTCGCCGATATGCTCGAGCTGCAGGAGCGATTGGCAAGCACGACGTCGATGGTGATAGGCGAGCGTCTGCCGCCGCTGGGGTTCAAACCGAGCGAGGGGATGCTGGCGTTGCAGAGGGACGTCGGGAAGGCGCACGAGCTGTTGGGCTGACAGCGGCGATCATCGAACAGAAGCGGCGTGGGGGGGGGAGCTCCCCTGCGCCGCTTTTTGTTTGGTGGGGGGATGACGCGGATTTCAGGACAGAAACGGATTGGGAGGTGGAAGATGCCGAGGTTTGTGGGTGACGAGACGAAGGTGGTGCAGGCGCCGTGGTGGGGTGAGAAGGAGACGGCGACGATCCGGCGGATGAATTACGGGGACCGGCAATACCTGGCGGGGCAGGCGGTGCGGGTGGGGATCGCGGGGGAGGATGGGCAGAGGGAGACGATCGGGGAGCTGGCGCTGGGGGAGATGAATCTGGCGATCCTGGAGCGGGGGCTGGTGGCGTGGACGGATCCCGATGGGGAGGGGATGCCGGTGACCAGGTCGGCGATCGAGGCACTGGAGGAGGATGACGGGGATTTCATCTTGAAGGAGATCCGGGCATTTAACCCGAGGCGCCAGAGGTCGCCTGAAGAGCAGGCGGGGTTTCGAGATCGACCTGGAGGTGGCGATCAGGAACGGGACGGGGCTGCCGCTGGATCCTGACGTGGTGTTGTGTCTGAATATGGGGTGGAGCTGGAGCGAGTTGATGGCGGCGCCGGTGTGGGTGGTGGAGGATTTGAAAACATACTGGCGGAAGCGGGGGGCGGTGGACCGGGAGCGGCGGAGGTAGAGCAGGATTGAGAGCAGGATTGAGAGCAGGATTGGGAGAATGGACGGATAGGAGTGGACGATGCTGACGAGCCAGGCGGCGTTGGAACTGATTCTGCAGGCGAAGGATGAGGCGTCGAGCATTCTCAGCGGATTGGGGGGGGCGCTGGGGGATCTGGGGGGGGTGGCGGCGGGGATCGCGACGGGCGGGTTGGCGCTGGCAGCGGGCGCGGTGACCGGGCTGGCGGCGGGGGCGGGGGCGGCGGCGATGGACGTGTGGGATTTTTCGCGGGACAGCCAGGAGGCGCTGAAACTTTTCAGCGCGCGGACGGGGATCGCGGGGGAGGACCTGGCGGGGTTCCGGGATGTGGCGCGGGATGTGTACGCGGCCGGCCTGGGGGAGAGTATCGACGAGGTGACCGCGGTGATGGGGGAGGCGCACACGATCCTCGGCGAGACGGAGGGGGCGCTGGAGGATACGACGCGGCGGGCGATGACGCTGGCGGATACGTTCGAGCTGGATGTGGCGGAGTCACTGGGGGTCGTCAGCGGGATGATGAGCGCGGGGCTGGTGGAGTCGAGCCAGGAGGCGTTCGACACAATCACCGCCGGGTTCCAGATGGGGCTGGACCGGGCAGGGGATTTCCAGGATACGGTCAGGGAGTATAGCAGCGATTTCGACCGGGCTGGATTTGCGGCGGATGAGATGCTGTCGATGCTGAGCGCGGGCCTCGAGGCGGGGGCGTACAATACGGACGTCATCGCCGATGGGGTGCGTGAGTTCGGGATCCGGTTCGGGGGGGCGGAGGAGAGCGCGGGGAAGGCGCTGGATGCGATCGGGCTGGATTCGGAAAAGTTGTTCCAACTGTACAGTGAGGGCAGGTTGACGACGGCCGAGGCAATGGAGGTGGTGACCGGGGCGCTGGGCGGCGTTGAGGATGCGACATTGCTGGCGCAGGCCGGGGCGGCGCTATTCGGCAGCAAGTGGGAAGATATTGGGGGTGACGTCTTTCTGGCGGCTGGGGATGCGATCGAGGGGATCGAGGGAATCGAGGGGGCGACGGACCGGGCGGGGGAGACGATGAGCACGGGGCTGGGGGGGGCGCTGGAGCGGCTGCAGCGGACGTTCGAGACGTCGTTCGCGCCGCTCGGAGACGAGATCGGGGCGATCGTAGACGACGCGGCGCCGTATCTGGACGATTTCGGCCAATGGCTGGGGGAAAAGATTCCGCAGGGAATCGAGTGGCTGGGCGAGAAGTGGGTCGAGCTGCAGCCGACGGTGGATTGGTTTCGGGACCAGTTCAAGGATTTCACAACGACGGTGTTGCCACCATTGCGAGAGGGCTGGGACAATCTGCGGGAGGGCGGAGAGTGGATCGCAGAGACCTGGCGGGAGGATCTGCAACCGGCGCTGGAGAAGCTGGCGGAGGCGCTGGGGCTCAATACCGGTGAGACTGGCGGGTTTGGCGAGATACTCGGTGAATTGGCAGGATCCAGTGCGTGGGCGTTATTGGAAGGCGGCATTATGATGGTGAAGGGTGCGATTAGCCTGCTCACGATCGCCACCGATGGGGTCGGGAACACGATCGAGGGATTACGGGGCACGATTGATTGGTTTAGAGATCAGATAGACGCGCTGGCGGGGCTGAGGTTGCCGGATTGGCTGACGCCGGGCTCCCCCACCCCGCTCGAGGTGGGGCTGCGGGGGATTGCGGATGCGATCGGCGGGATGCCCGACCTTTCCTTTGGATTCGGGATGGGGGCGGGGTTGCCTGCGCTGGCGGGGATGGGTGGCGGGGGGAGTGTGACGGTGACGATCCACAATCACTATGGGGCGGGGAGTGTGCGGGATGACCGGGACATTGAGGAGATCGCGCGGCGGCAGCAGGAGATGCTGCAGTTGCGCGGGGTGAGGACGTTCGAGGTGTGAGGAAGAGCAGGATGGGGAGAATTAGCGGATGGCTGGATTGACGATCACGGTCGGGGGGAACGATATTACGGCGTACGTGGATGTGCGATCGCTGGTGATCGAGGAGGTGGGGACGGAGATCGTGGCGAGATGCTCGTTCAAGGTGCGGGACCACAGCGGGACGGTATCGATCGTAACCAAGGACACGATCGACGTCGACGATGACGGCACGACCATCTTTGCGGGCGAGGTGGCTACGCTGGAGATGGAGCAGGAGGGGGTGGCGAAGGCGTGGTCGCTGCGGGGCCAGGATTATAACATCCTGTTGGAGGAGACGACTATCGAGAGCGAGTCATACGAGGCGGGGGTGGCGGACAGCGCGATCATCGCGGACCTGTTCACAGATTACCGGAGCGACATCGACGGCAGCACGTACGTGGCCACGCTGGACGCGTCGATGGAGACGGTCGCGTTCGCGGGGATGACGCTGCGGGAGATCCTGGATGACCTGGCCAGGCGGACGGGAGCCAGGTATTACGTGGATTACGACAAGAATCTACACTGGTTTAGTGCAGAGTCTAACGACGCGAGCTTTGGCCTGAGCACCTCGCCGGACGGTGTGACGACCTACCCGTTCGGCGGTTTCCGCAAGGTGGAGGATGCGACGCGGATCGCTGACAAGGTGTTCGTGCTGGGCAAGGGGATATCGGGCTGGTATCCGGCCGGGACGCCGGATTACGATGGGACCACGCGGCACGCGGTGAGCCGGGATCAGCGGATCTCGACCGCGCAGGGCGTCACCGACCGGGGGACGGCGATCTACAACCGGTTCGCCACGGCGCGGGAGACGTACGAGCTGTGGACGGAAAAGGACGGTTTAAGGGCGGGGCAGTCGGTGGCGGTGACGAACGCGACGTGGGGGATCTCGGCGCAATCGTTCTACATCCGGCGGATCAGCACGGAGATATTGGCGACGTCGGGGGACACGCGGCGGTATCACCTCCAGTTGAACGACGAGGCGCCGGATCCAGCGCGATCGGCGCGGCAGAACTCGCTGATCATCGCGACGATCGAGACGGTGGTCAACAGTGTGTCGGATACGGTGTTCGACACGGATGCGCCCAGCGCACCGGATGCGCTCGGGGTCGCGAATATCACGACCGGCGTGTCGTTGGACGCGGATGGTCACCAGATCGTGTACGTGGAGGTCACGTGGAGTGAGGTCTCGGACAGCGACCTGGATCACTACCAGATCCAGCTTTCGACGCAAAGCGATTTTACCAGCGACATCATCTCCCGGAACCACCCGGCGGGTGGATCACGACACGAGCGATTTGCGGGACTCCTGGGCAACACAACGTACTATGTGCGGGTGCGGGCGACGGATTGGGTGGGGAACGATAGCGCGTGGGATTACGGGGAGGAGTCGGCGTACAGTTTCACGAGCTCGAAGGACAGCAGCGCGCCGAGCCAGGTGGCGAACCTGAGCGCGGCAGCCAGCAGGACCCTCATTGGCTTGTCCTGGGACAACAACTCAGAGGCTGATCTGGCGTACTATGAGATCCAGAGGGACACGGACAGTGAGGGGGCTCCAGCGGGTTCGTGGGCCACAATCGCGCACGCCTACCTCAGTTTCTACATCGACCAGGATTTCAGCGACGAGGAGATCGCGGGCGAGGACACGTTCTGGTATCGGGTGCGGGCGGTCGATACCTCCGCGAACAAGGGGGACTGGGCGACGCAGACGAGCGCACAACTGACGCAGATCGCGGCGGATCACCTGGCGGCGGGATGCATCACGACGGCGAAGCTGTTCGCCGGGGCGGTGACGGCGGAAAAGATCACGGTGGCGCAGCTCAGCGCGATCGCGGCGGATCTGGGGACGATCACGGCGGGGACCGTGACGGGGGCAACGATCCGGACGGCGGCGAGCGGCGCGCGGGTGGTGTTGGATTCCACGGATGGGCTCCAGTGCTACAACTCTGGTGAGACGCTGTGCGCGCAGATCGACGTGGACGGATCGGGGCAGATCGGGGCGAGCGGCGGGGCGGTGCCACCGCTGACGTGGAACGCGCTGGGACAGTTCAACAGGTTGCAGGCGAACCAGTTGCAGATTGGCCAGCAGTGTTTCAACAGCGCCGATGGGCTACTGTTGCTTGGGCCGCATTGCTACATCTCGCCAACGGCGTGGCGGTCGTTGCGCGGGCAGGTGGCGACGCTGAGCGGGGCGTTCCACCAGGTGCAGGGGATGTGGTTGGAGACACGAGGGCTGGTGGTGGAGGAAGCTACCACCAACCTGATCACAAATCCATCTATTGAGACGAATGCTGATGGGTGGCTTCCATCTGTAGGCACGGAGACGATCACACAGAGCGCAGATTATGCATTGTTTGGGGACTATTCTCTGAAGATCATAACTGCAATTGCTGGCGCGGGTGAAGCCGGAGCGTATCGGACGGTGACAACACAGACCGCTGCCAGTACCCAATACACCTTCAGCGTGTGGTTAAGAGGCGAGGGCACGGTACGTCTTTGGGTATATGATGTGGGAGCAGGCAGCCAGTACAGTAGCAGTATTACTCTAACAAGCACGTGGACACGGTACACGCTTACGTTTACGTATGGTGCTGGCGCTGCGAGGTACGTGGGCATCCTCAATGTCAACACAGCTACAGAGGCGATCACATTCTACGCAGACGGTGCACAATTAGAGGCAAAAGCCTACCCTACGTCCTACTGTGATGGTGCGCAGGGTACGGGATATACCTGGACTGGTGCAGCTCACGCCAGTACGAGCACACGCGCTGCAACAGAGGTCAATCTGGATGCCTACTCTGGCCTGGTCAGTGGAAACAACACACTCAGCGTCAGAGTGGTTGCACAGGCACCATTTGCATCGACTGAGGACTGGTCCACAAACAACGCTCCAATCCTGTGGACGGCCTTTGGCGCGGGAGTTGACATCATACAGTTGTACTTTACAGGCGGGGATCTGCTCCTATATATCGGCGGTACTACTTGTGTCCAAACCGCTGTGACTTTTGCACAGGGCGATTGGTTGGACGTAGTGGCCACCATCGACTTCACGAATGATGCGTATAAGGTGTACTTGAATGGCGAGCTGTTGGACACAGACACAACGGTACTTGCACCATTCGCTACCACGGCCATGAACGTCGGAGCGTACACAGATGGCCAATACTGGTGGGATGGCCCAATCGCGGAGTTTGCTATCTTCGACAAAGTGTTGACGGCAGCGGAGGTGGCGCAGTTGTACAACCTCCAGCGGCCACTGATCGATGCGGGGGCGATGGAGACGCCGGGGATCTACATCTACGATGGGAAATTCAGGATCTCGAGCAGTTCGACCGGGAACCGGATCGAGATGACGGCGGATGAGATCGCGGGGTATGATAGTGCGGGTACCAAGCAGTTCTATCTGCAGGCGAGCGACGGGAAGGCGATGGCGGGGGCGGGGGCGGTGACGCTCGACGAATCCGGGATTAGAATTGCCTGTGGAACCGGGACAGCCAACTATATCCAATTCCGCGACGGTAGCGTCACGCGGGGATACGTGTACCAAAACGTAACCGGCGACCACCCATCGCTGTACGTCTTCTCTGGACCGGCGAACGCTGCAAACAAGTACAGCGACTTGCACCTGGTGGCATATCCACACACCGGAAGCGCAACTAGCATCATATTGCAATCTGAGTACACCGGTGTGGACGGATATATGGTTGCATCCATCGACGGAGCTGCAAGGCTGTACATCAAAGACCACGGCATCAAGGTTGGCGGGGACATCCGGTTAACGGATGGGGTCCTACCGCCGACACACGAGGCCGGTTATGCCATCCTCTACATCGACAGCGAGGACGGGGACCTGAAGATCAAGTTCGGAGATGGATTTATCAGAACGATTGCTACAGATAGTTAGGAGGATTATGAGCGTATCGACGAGCGGGCTGGCGAAGAAATTGAAGGAACTCCTCGGCGTGGAGACGAACGCCGAGGTGTTGGAGCGGGTGCAGAAGCTGCGGCGGCCACGGGCCGGGCCGGTGATCGTGGCAGTGGCGTGGCAGCCAGGTGAACCGACGGCGGCGGTGAGCGTGCTATCGGGCCAGGATGCGCCGATGGCGCACGTGGCGGAAGCACTCAGGCGGGGGGAGGCGGTGGTGATGGCGCAGATGGAGCAGATCGCGATGCAGGCACAGAGCGAGGCGGCGCGGCTGCGGGCGGAGCTCGCGAAGGCTTCTGCAGCAGAAGACGAGCAAGGGGAGTTGCGAAAACAGGCCAAAAAGGGCGTCGCGACGCCAGGATCCTGACGGAGCTGCACCTGGCCAGGAGTGTGTCTGGAGTCGGCTTGCACGAAATTGCTACAAATTCCAGTTGGCGACGGGTGATGCGCGGCGGTGGGCGTTTTCGACGTCGGCCTCGGCGAGTTCGATGTAGCGTCTCACCATCTCCAGGGTAGAGTGGCCCAGGATGTCCTGTAAGGCGTAGAGATTTCCCCCATTTCGTAGGAAATTGACGGCGAACGTGTGACGGAACCGGTGCGGGTGTGCATCGGGGACGCCAGCGCGTTCGCCGGTTCGTTTTATGAGCTGGTAGAGGCCGGACGTGGAGAGCGGGATCCCGTCCCGGCCGATGACGAGGAGCTCGTCAGGCTGGGCGTCGGAGCGGGAGAGGAGGTAGCGCCAGATGGCCTTGGCGGTGCGGTGGGAGATGGGGACGAAACGCTCTTTGCTCCCTTTGCCGAAGATGCGCAGGCGATGGTTGTCCAGGTCCACATCGGCGATGTGGAGGCCTCCAGCGCGGCGGCGTGGGGAGATGCAGAGCTCGGAGGCGCGGATCCCGGTGTCGAGGAGGATGAGGAGGATCATCCGGTCGCGCTTGGCGGTGGGGCGGGCGTGGTCAGATTCGCGTTTCCCAGGGCGGGTGTAGCGCTCGGAGCGGTCAAGGACGGCGACCATCGCGCGAATGTCGGCCTCGGTGAAGGGGTGGATGGCGCGGGATTCGGGCTGGGGGCGGGGGGTGGCCTGGACGACGTGGGTGGCGGCGAGGTGTTCGGCAACGCACCAGGTCCAGAGGGCAGACAGCGCGGTGTGGTAGTTGAGGATGGTTTTCGCGCTGGGGGTGCGATCGGGGCGGGGGATGGCGCCGTGGCCGATGGGCTGCTCGGCGACCTGGCGCAGGAAGGACCGAATGTCGTCGGTTGTGATGCTGGCCAGGGGCGGATCGCCGATGAATTCCTGGAAGCGGCGGAGGATGGATGTATAGGTCTGGATCGTGCGGGGCGACATCCGGCGGGCGGTGGCGTCGAGCAGATAGCCCTGAATCGCCTGGGACAGGGTAGGTTGTGGGTTCATCCCGATCTCCGGTTCGTGTGGGGGACGCCACGAGATACCCCAGAGAGGCAAATTGCCCTGGGGGCGGGTCCCGATTATCCACGGTTCGGGGGTGTTGGCACCGGAGAGTATCGGTTTCGCTGCTAAGAGCAGCCTGATTGTCTGAGGCGCGCCCGGCGGGACTTGAACCCACAACATTCGGTTTCGTAGACCGCTGTCCCGACGGGCCAGCCGTAGATAATCGGTGTTGTCTCCGGTAGCAGATTGATTGACGCCGGTAAGGTGCGCGTTCGTTGATCTTGACTAACGCCGGTTCACAATCTCGGCGTGATGGATCGTGAATTCTCCTTTGGCCACTGATACATTGATATAAGCAGCGTCCACATGGGGCTGTAGAGCGATCAGCGTATTGACCACGCATGTGCGGTCATTAGGTAGCAGTGCCGTCCACAGTTCGATAAACTCCTTCCACTGTTGTGTACCCTCGTCGCCTGTCACGCAATTCCTCCGTTTCCCGCCTGGCTAGGTGCCATTGCCTCCTTTATTTGCCTGTATCCTGTCGCGCCTTCACAAGGCTGCGCATCATGATCAATATACGTGCTCGATCGCCCTCATCCAAGTTTTTGAACAAGGCGACTGCTTCTGATAGGTCTTCGTCAGTAACTGATCGAGGTGGGATGAAACCCGCTTTTTGGAAGACGTATTCAATAGGCAAGTGGAATGTATCAGCTATGGCCTTGCAGGTAGTCTTCGTGGGCGGCAATCGCTCACGTGCGCGTCTACTGATACTGGCGTTGGATACCTTGGCCAATTTCTCCACTCGATACCAATTGAGGCCTTGATTATTGAGCTCTTTTTCTGCCCATTCCCAGAATGCATCTATTTTGTTCATAGACAGTTGTCTCTGCTTTGGTGACAACTATATCATATTGTTAAGAGATTTTTGACCGAGATACCTTGACTTTTGTCTCGTAATATGGTAATATTAGATTACTTTCACGATTAGTGAGATAGAATGCTGCGGTGGGGGGTAATCATGACAGGGATGAAGACGATTTCGCTCAAAGTATCAGCAGAATTGGATCGCCAGTTGAGGATTGTCGCGGCGATGCAGGATCAAAACCGTTCCGAATTCATTCGAGAGACATTGGAAAATCGCCTGGCCGAGTTGCAGGAACATCAATCCGACGGGGAAGAGGAGGCCATCGAGATCTGATCGACATTCCCTGTTGGGCTGTATCCTCCCCATCTCCAGGTTCTCCTTATCTGTTTCCCCCCTTCCCTCCCCACAGCCCAACAGAGAGCGCCGATAACAATCGAATACTTCTTGGGGGTTACGACGTGGGCCGCCTGTGGCGCTCCAGGCGGCCCAATCGGATGGGCAGGAGTAAGGTCTCTCAGAGACGGTGAAAATCGGCAAATGGGGTGTTGGCACCTGGGGCTGCTGCCGATTGCTGAAGGTCCCCAGAGGTGAGAATCCTCTTACTCCTGCCCAGACGAAAATAAGACCAGGCCTGCGATGAGGGCTAATCGTAACAACAGGACTCTAGTCTCATCATCTTAATTCTACCACAGATTTGCGAGGGAGGGGGTTTTTCGATGAACGAGATAGTCAGTTTGTTGGTGGTCTTTCTGGGGCTATGGGGCGGACACTGGACGCCCTGGTGGGTGGTCCCTGCGCTCGTTGACAAAGAGAACGATGAGAAGTTGTTGTTGCGCCCGCTGGCGTATGGGTATGGCTGCACGTGGATCTTTGTGGGATTCGTCCTGTGGGCGGCGATGCTGGCCAGCGATGGGGCAGAGATGATCAGCGTGTGGAGCGCAGTACGGTTTCTGGCGCTCGATATTCTGGTCGCCGGGCTGGGCACGATGCTGCCTCGGGGGATCCGGCTGCTGAAACGGTATCAGGCGCTGGAGGGCGACAACAAAGACTATGAGCAGACCATCCAAGGAAGGTGAGCAGCGGCTGCAGGGGCTGGAGGGGGTATCGGCCCTTCAGGATCAGATTCAGACTAGCGTTGGCATAATCACTGTCCGTCTGCGACAGATCCAGCGGCGGGCTCCAGAGGTATCGGAGTGGATCAGGCTGGCGGACGAGGAGCTGGCGCGGCTCGCGGATAGTTGCGATGATGCACAGGAGTTGCTCGCGGCGGTGCTGGCTGCCGATCAGGATGTGAGATCACGAGGAGGCTAGTGATGCTCAAGGAATTGATTGCAACGTTGTGGGATACGGTTCTCTGTGGTGACTTGCGCGGTCACCTGCAGGCGTGGTGGTCCGTGATCTCCGGTCGGGTGACACCGGAGAGTTCTGCAGCAGAAGTCTAATGGGCACAGTTTACCTGATTCACTTTGAACGGCCCATCGGTGACTTGCATAATCCGCGTGGCCAGGCTCAGCACTACCTGGGTTACACCGAGGATCTGGAGGCCAGGCTGGAGGCCCACGCCAGTGGCAACGGTTCACGGCTGATGGAGGTGATCACGGAGGCGGGGATCAGTTGGACGGTGGCCAAGACCTGGGAGGGTGATCGTAGCCTGGAGCGTCGCCTGAAGAACCAGCACAACAGTCCTAGACTGTGCCCGATTTGCAGGGAGGTACGTTAAGATGCGTTGTCCATCATGTGGCCAGGAAAACGGTGGCAAGTTCGGCGATCTATGTCCGCAGTGCGAGAAGCGGCAAGCGAGCAGGCACGCGCCTGCTAAGCCTGAGTCTGCTCCGTTAGATGATGGTAAGACACCGCTCGTCCGCACACCGCCCGCTACCAGGCGGGGACACAGGTCGACTGCGTGAGGTCCTGCGGTTCTTTGACGAGATAGGTTGGAAGGTGTAGCGGATGAGGCGCGCACCACTGATAGATAGTCAGCAGCAAGATAGAACCGGATGTTCCGAAAAACCGGGGCGGCATGGCGCGCGGTCGGGCGCTCCCTCCCCGCACAACCGGAACCGTGTAAGATGTCGGCCAGTTTACCATAACATATATAGTCTGAAGTTGTTATTGTCAAGCTGACGCTGTTATTGTCAAGTTACCCCCCCCCTTCAAAACTCTGAACTTTGAGGGGGCGACGGTCTCGGGCTCAGGAAATCGCACCAATCCCCTCCCCGAACCCGAAGGGGGACAAAAAGACGAGGGCACACACACGTGGACATTGACGCGATCAAGCAAGTGAATCCTGTCGAGGATGTGATCAGCGAGACGTATAGTTTGCGGGGGCGGGGGCGGTATCTGCGAGCGGAGGCTCATGATTCACTGGTGGTGGACCTTTACAACCAGGCGTATTTCTGGAACAGCCAGGGCGAACAGGGCGACGTCATCACCTGGGTCCAGAAACGGCGCAACCTTGATTTTAAGGGCGCAGTCATCGCCCTGGCCCAGCGGGGCGGACTCCCCGAGCCGCAATGGGGAAACGAGGATGCGCAGGCGGTGGCGGCCCGGCGCGGACGGTACGACGCGCTGACCGTCGCAGCGCGGCATTTCGTGCGTTGCCTGCGGGATAACGACGCGGCTCAGGATTATTGCCGCTCGCGAGGATGGTCCGATGAGACGATCCAGAAGGCGAGCCTCGGGTTCGTCGACGGCGATCGGACGGGCCTCCAGGGCGCATTCTCGATGCACGAGATCGACGCCGGCCATCCGGCGGCCCAGGCGGTGCTGGGGATCTCAGGCGGGATGCTCGTTTATCCCCACGTCGAGCACGGGCGCGTGGTCTACCTGGCTGCCCGATCAATCGAGGGCAAGCGACACTACAATCCCCCGGTGGAGCTCGTCGGTGAACGGCGGCTCTACTTCAACTGGGAGTACAACGGCCAGGCCGACCAGGTCGTTGTCGTCGAGGGACAGGCCGACGCGGTGACGCTGGCGCAGTGGGAGATACCAGCAATCGCGTTGGCAGGAGTGGCGGTCAATCAGACCGTGCTGAAGGTGCTGGCCAGACATAAGCGGGTCTACGTCGCGCTGGACCCAGACGAGGCGGGAACGATCGCGGCGCGCAAGATGGCCGAGGCGTTGGGACCGCTGGCCCGGATCGTGAGCTGGCCAGACAAGGATGCGAATGCGTGGTTGCAGGCCGGGGCGACGGCGGATGAATGTCAGACCCTGCTCGCTACTGCCCCCATGTGGGTGGAGGTGCTGGCGCGCGAGGCTGGCCAGGCCGGCCAGGCCGACAACGGACAGCGACCTGATGCACTGCGGCGTGTCTTCCGCACCGTAGCCAGGCTGGACGAATTCGACCGGGCCACGTACCGGAAGGAGCTGGCGGACCTGATGGGCCTGGGGCTGCGCGAGTTCGATGGGATGCTCAAGGCGACGCAGCCAGAGGAGGATTCTGCTGCAGAAGAGCCGCTAATCACGATCACGATCGTCGGCGGGCAGATTCAGATGAAGGATGGCGACGACTACTATCTGCTGGAGACGTTGTACCGCCCGCCAGAGGGCAGCGCGGGGGCGGCGGCGGTGAGTGGTGGCAAGACCTTATTCGCTATGCGAAGTCCAGACGGACAGATCGGGACGGCGATTCACCTTGACCTGGACGGCATACGGTACGTGCCACCGCCTCCAGAGTCGCAAATGCTGACGAAGCGGGTGATCTCATTCGCTCAGAATATCGGACCGCTGCTCACGACCGGCGACCTGGTCGAGGAGGTCCGGCAGATCGTCCACAAGTACGTGGACGTGGATCCCTTCTTCGAGAAACTCAGCGCATATTACGTGCTCTTCACGTGGATGTACGATTGCTTCAACACGATCGCGTATCTGCGATTTCGCGGGGACTATGGCACCGGCAAGAGCCGGGCGCGCAAGGTGATCGGCGGGCTGTGCTTCCGCCCGATGCGGGCCAGCGGCGCGGCGACGGTGAGCCCGATTTTTCGGATGATCGACGCGTGGCGGGGGACCCTCCTGGTCGAGGAGGCCGATTACGGTGCCAGCGACTATGCCCAAGAAATCATAAAAATTTACAATCAGGGCTACGATCGGGAGCAGGGCGTGGTCCTACGGTCGGGGGACAAGAACACGGGGTTTGAAACCGAAGCGTTTGTATGCTTCGGTCCAAAGATCCTCGCGATGCGCGGGGAATTCAAAGACCCAGCGCTTACCTCGCGGTTCCTGACAAAGGAGATGGGGGGACCGACGACCCGGACCGACATTCCCATCGAGATGCCGCGCGAGTTCGAGCTGGAGGAGGCTCCCCGGCTGCGCGGGATGCTGCTGCGCTACCGGCTGGAGCACTGGCGACCGTACATCGAACTGAATTATGAGGCGCTCGATATGAGCATCGAGCCCCGGCTGAACCAGATCGTGCTGGCGCTGTACAGCCTGGTGGACGATCCCGAGCTGCTGGCAGAGTTGCAGGAATTCGTCCGCGAGTACAACAAGCGGTTGATCGAGGAGCGCGGGCTGACGCTGGTGTCGAAGGTGCTCGAGGGGCTGGTGGTGCAGTATCACTTGAATCAGACTGCGGCGGAGGCGGAGCGCGATCTCTCAACGTTGCGGATCACGGAGCGGGTGAACCAGCTCATCGACTTTGAGAATCACGGGTACGATGACTACCTGGCCAAACACCTGGCGACGGACAACAAGGTGACGGACCGCAAGGTCGGGTCGATGCTGCGGAAGCAACTGCAGTTCCAGAGCGAGCGCAGCGGGCGGTTCAACGGCCGCCACGTCGTCGTCTGGGAAGAGGAGCGGGCGCAGGCGCTGCGGAAGCGGTACGGGCTCGACGATGATCGGCTGGTGAATTTGCTGGAGATCGTGAACAAGCTGGATGCGATGGAAGCGGAGCAAAAACAGAGACAGGAGGCGCTGGGGCTATGAGTTCCATGAACGTTATGAACGTCATGAACGTTGTACAGGGTCACCAGGGGGGGAAATTAAACTTTTACCCCCGTGTGTCCCCGGGGAACGTTCATGACGTTCATAACGTTCATGACGCCGTTTTGGGGGTGTTTTTGGGGGTTTCGGTGCAATTTCGGCCTAATTTGTGTGGGGCGCATGTGCAGGGCAACGGTGGATACACAGGATGATTGTACTTTCTCATGAACGTATGAACGTCATGAACGTATATGTTAGACACGGGGTGTCGGCGCGACTTGGCTCTCATGAACGTATGAACGTCATGAACGTAGGGGGGTTTGGCAAGATCCCCATCTATTAAATTACATTCAGACAGGAGGCGAGCGATGAAAATCACAGAGGTTGAGATCGGGTATCAGGAGACGGTGTCCCTACCGGGATACAACAACGTGCGGCCGTCGGTGCGGCTGACCGCGTCGGTGGGCTGGGATCAGGCTGGCCAGTACGAGTACGATGAGGATCCGGATCTGGTGGTGGCGGATCTCCAGAGTATGGCGCGGCAGATCGTGCACGATGAGGTCGACCGGGCGCTGATCGCGATCGGGAAGGCGCCGCGGTATTGGGAGGGGCCGACGTTCCAGGTGATGGAGGAGGCGCGAATGGAGGTGGTCGCGGTCTTTCCAGATGACCAGGACTGGAACAATCTGCCTGGGAATTGGAACCATCCGTATCTGGGCGAGATAACGGATGTGCGCGGGCTGGTGCTGGAGCAGGCCCGGGCGCTGGCGCAGCATCGCGTCACGCTTAGGCGGGGAAGGGTGTACGTTGATTGCTCGGACGGGGATCTGACGCGGTTGCCTGAGATGCCAGCGGAGGAAGAGCCGGATCCAGACGAACTGGATGAGTACGACGACGAGGAGGAGCATCCGTTCTAATGTGGTGGGGGTGGGTGCCCGTTGAGCCTGAGCCCTGAGCCTTGAGCCTGGGCACTCACCTCCACTTCTGCAGCAGGCGTTCGGGAGGCGA